GTTGCACTCTCTAATCGTGCAGCCGTGTTCACAGCATCTCCTATTGCTGAATAGTCAAACCTATTATCCGAGCCCATATTACCTATAACTGCTTCACCTGTATTAACACCTATCCCTATAGCAATTGGTTCAGGCAATTCTTTTTGTAGCATGCGCATAGCCGTACGCATATCCTGGGCACAGGCGACGGCACGTTTTTCATGTTCATCTATCTCAAGGGGGGCATTGAAGATGGCCATACATGCGTCGCCTATGAACTTATCTACCATACCGCCATGAGCCTGGATGCATTTAACTTGTACGGTAAGAGCTTTATTCATTATATCTGTTACTTCTTCAGGAGATAACTTTTCGGACAGATTCGTGAACCCCCTGACGTCTGTAAACAAGAATGTACAAGTACGCTTTTCTCCACCTAGCTTTAATAAGTCAGGGTTGTTTTGCAATCGTGCAACTTGTTTCGGATCTAAGTAGTGTTCAAACTGTTTCTTTATCAATTGTCTGAGTTTAAATTGTTCGTTAAAGCGTAAATAGAATTCTTGAATAGATATAAGTATAGCTGATAATATACTATAAGTGACATCTATAAGGATATTAGATGCAATTAAGTACCAACCACCAACCGCGGTCAACGATACGAGGCCCACGGTCCCTACTAAAGTCCCGACGAGCCCCAATGTACGTATTATAACTATGGCTAATGTTAGTACCGTAACTAATATAATTAATTCATATAATAAAGCGTTGCCTGGTATAGCTGGTACATCTATTGTCATACTCTCAGCTAGTGCAGCTTGTATCTCATGTGGGTACAACAATCCAACTGGCGTAGCTATTTGAGGCATAACACCTTTTGCACTCACCCCCACAAACACAAACTTATCTCGTACATTCATCTCTTCCAGGCTTGTGCTTGGCGTATCAACCCAAGATACCCAACGCCGGCCAATGCTATCTACAGGTATTTGTGCGTAGTTAGGTACAGTTAGTTCTTCGATCTGCCCTTGCTGCCCTTTAATTATGTACGTATCTGCGCCACCAATCATTTTCATTACTTGTATACCAAACGACGGCGTCCAACCATCAGGTGTCTGTAACAATAAAGGTAAACGTCTAACTAAATTATCTACATCAGTTCGTGCAACTGCCAGCCCCTGATAAGCTGACTCTGCTAGCACGGGTACATTTCCAATAACACCTTGAGCTTCTATAGCTTGTATAGGTATACCGTCCCCTAATATAACTGTGCCTGTAGTTGGTGCGTAAGAAGCCCCACCTTCAAAAGTAGCAATAACACTGGCGCCTTGTACCAAAGCATCTGCAAATGTTTGGTCCCCACCAAATCTGTCTGCTTGTGGAAAAGCAACAACCCAACCTACACCTAAAGCTCCTGCTTCTAACAAATCTAAATGAATACGTGCCAAGTCCTGGCGCGGGTACGGCCACCCACCTGCAGCTGCTACATCTTCTTCTGTTATATCTAAGGTTACAAACCAGCCAGATGGATCTTGTTTTTGTACGAAAGCATCAAATGTTTTTAATTTAAGTATTTCTATTGCCTGCCAGTTAAACAGCAGTGGTATAGCTAGTATTGGTATTGCTAGTAACGAAATCCATTTCTTCATCCTGACCCCTGGGTAATTGTTATAGTAGAATTGCCTCCACCGTTTACTACAATCTGTTGGTACTTACCGTCCTGTATTAATATAATAGTGTACCCCTGCGAAGCATCTACGGTCAACTGAGCGTTTTGCGTTATCTTTCTTTGGAAAGCAATTTGCTCACCTTGAAGTAATGTAATTATTTGTGTTTCTAAATCCTGACCAATTTCTGTACCTTGAACCAGTGTGCCTGTGGATAAGTTGTTTGTTTCTAGTTCATCTACTTCTTCTATGATTGCTAATAAATCTTCAAAAAAGTTTACATCTAAAAAGTTTATGTCTAATTCTGTGAACTCTAAAGCATCTTCGGCTAAGTAATCTTGTTCTAGCTCACTAAATTCTAAATAATCTATATCCAATAGAGCGCCACTATCTGCTACGTACGCTGTGGATTGTTCTGTGGATAAGTTTTCTTCATCCGGAGGAGCAACAATTAACATGTTGTCTATAACATCTAATGTTAGGTCTAATATAACAGGACTGCTAGGTGAGTTTTCCCACACATCTACGGTTGTTGCTTCGTATGGCTTGTTAAGCGTAACAGTACCAGCTGCAGTTGTGACAAGTATTTCACCACTAGATAAACCATTAGCATCAGGTAATAGAATAATAAGCGAACGTCCAAGCTCATCCACAGTACACGTAAAGTCGGTTCCACGAATAGCAATGTCAGCCGTAGGTGTAGATAGTCTAATATTCTTTTTATCAATTTTGCCTAGTTTGCTACTAATAAATCTAGCAGTCCCATTGGCAAACTTCATTGCCATCTTGCCTTTAGATGGGTCTGGGTCGTAGATATATTCAGTAATAACGAGCTTTGAGTGCTCGGTTAATTTAACAATAGAGTCATCTAAAAAAGTAATAGCTATCCTACCAACAGTCGTACGAACATCGTCCATCTGTTGGATAGGAAAGTCGAGCTCAGCCCCGTAAGGCTGATCTCTTATAACTTCAGCAGTGCCTGTAAGCTCTGATATATCTCCAATACTAGCAGCCGGTTGTTGTGCCGCCGTCATTTTGAATGACGCACACAGTACCGCTACCACCATTAGAAATAATCTTAAGCCAATCGGCCGCCAACGTAGATGATTGTGTAATGTTGTATGTTCTGCCATTGCCTGTCTGGTCTAGGTAGAAATATCCACCTTGTTTACCACTACCACTAAAGTTTACAGTGTTAGAGTCGCCATCAATATCTACATAGGATGTACCTAAATCATAGTTTATATCAAAGTCGAGTGTGTTAGAGTCGCCTTGAATAATCCAGTCTAGGTCAAGTGTAGAAGCAAGAGCAGTTGTACCTATATCCAGAGTAAAGTCATTACTTGAACCTGTTACATCTACATTGAAGTTACCATCGTCTGCACCATAGGTGTCAGTGGGGTCTACTTGTATTGTGAAGTCATTACTGTCTCCGTCAAACTCAAAAAAACCTGTAATGCCATCACCTAAGATGTCACCAAGGAATTTGTTTGAACTACCTATTTGGTTTATATCTAAAGTTAGATTTAAACCATCAAGATCAAGAGCAGTCATAGTGCCTGACACAGCGTTGAGACCACCAATAATATTAGACGAACCTAATTGCTCTAAGTCTATATTAGCGTTGTTACCAGACTGATCTATATATACTTCGTTATCTGCATACAAAAAACCAACCAACAGTAAGGGTAAGAGTTTTTTCATTTGTAGCTCCAATATCCAGCTTGTTCACCCTCCGTGATAATTCCTAGCACGGCGGTTTCTATAGCAGAGCGCAGAGCAAGACTTCCTGACTCATTCCTAACTACACCACTTTCTATCTCGACTAGCTCAGTGCCATCCTCGATAAAGCGAAACACGTCGTCTGTTAATGATACACTAAGAATAGTCTTAGTTACTAATTTCTCAATCAGCAATTGACCACTACTAACTGATATTAAACGAAGCTGGATCGTCAATGTATCAGTTCTGTAGGCCTTAGATATACCAACACCTAAATAACGAGCCCCAGCACCGCCGCTAGTCTCGTTTGCTTCATAAGCAACAACAGAACCTTCTAATAACAAACCAGCAAACAAAAGCGTGCCTAGTTTATTCTTGTCATTATTCTGCTCTCTGCCACTTCTTATGATTTGTCTTTCTTTTGTGAGGTTATCTATACCTATGCGTTCGACCACGGTAAAGAAACCATCGTTATTGCTACCTGCATCCTTTAAAGCTTTAATTAAGTATGCACTCGGCTGTTGGGTAACAGCTGTAGAGAAACTTGCATACATAGAGTTACTAAGCCTTTGTCCTGTTTGGTCTGTAAATGCAGTTGCGTACACTGCTACTGTTGGTTTTCTGGTAGGCGTACGAACATCTGCGAGCTTAGTAATAACTAGCTCATCTATAGTAGCTTCTTCTATATGTCGTACTGGGGTTATATTGTTTTCTATTGGGTCAAATAGCAGTGACGCACAACTAGAAAGTAAAGGAACCAATAGGTACGGTAATTTCTGTAGTATTTCCTTCAGCATCTGTAATTTTCAACGTTATCATAGTGCCGTCTTCACTTACAGAATACTCAATAGTATTACCCATTAACTCCAAAACACCTGATGTACTAGGTGTTTCTCCAAATAGTGCATCTACTAATTGCCTAGACAATTGTGCGTAGATCCTACTTTCTAGGTTACGTATGAACCTGGCAAGTGTAGTGTTCTCGGCGTCCCTTTTTAACTGTTCTTTATAGGCTTTCAGTTCAGCCTTATTAGCTTCTTTTCTATTATACTCTTGATTCTCAATAGTTAGATAATGCGAAGAGGTGCCTACTCCACTAAAGGATGGGCTCTTAAATTTATGGACCATTTCATCTGCCGACATATTTTGTGTAAATATACCTATAATTAAAGCAACTCCTACAGCCATTACAAACCATATAATTTTATCTTTTTCAGCTTCTTCTTTTCTACGCTTAAGTTCAGCCTTGCTTGGTCTACCGCGTTTCTTTTTAATCTTTTCTTTGGTCATCTCTATCTGCCTTAGCTATCTTGTTACTGTCAATTAGCTGCGGCACTCCTAAAATGGTTTTAATTAACGTATCTTGTCTAATGATTTCATTGTCCAAACTACGAACCCTATCTATTAATGCTACTAAAATACCATGTTGTGCGTCAAGTTTTGTACCAAGACGTTCTTCTATAGCTGCTATTTGCGACTCTACTTTTTCATCAACTGTATCAAGTTTTGTCTCCATGCCATCTACAATACGCATAATTAGTTTGTAGATAAACCAACCTAGCCCCATAGCTGCTGCAATAGGAAACCCTACTTCTTGTATTAGGGTTATAACAGATTCCATTAGTCTTGTTTATTGGAGGCCCCGAAGTAGAAGGATATAACTGCAGACGCTAAGCCACCTAAGTAGCCTAGCACGAGATTAATCAGGGCCTCACTATTTTGCTCCGGTGGTTGTAGCGTTACGAGAAAGATATAACCAAGAAAACCACCAACCATGGCTATACCTATGATTCTTGCTGTCCAATCTTTAGAGAAATGTTTACGTGCATCTTTCTTTTCTTCAGCTTCTATTTTGTAGATATCAACATCAAGTTCTTTCATTTGTTTTTCAAACTCTATCTCTGCTTTCTTTATCTCCATCAGCTGTTCTGGAGTTGCAGTAGCAATTGCTTTTTCTAATGATGCTGGATTGTTTTCTACACCTAAAACTTTAGATATAACATCACCAGCCATGCCACCCAATGGGCCACCTAGTGCTGCACCTAATGTTGGAGCTACGCTCCCTACGATATTAGTTAATAACTTCTTCATATTTTCCAAGCTTTAACAGCTCCTCCTTGTTTGCTAAATGTTGTGCTTCTACATCATCTTTACTTTGCCCTGTGTAGGCAACAGCTAAATGATTGTCTATAAGCGCTTGGTTTAGATCCACGCCATCTGCAACGATAACGCCTAGAACTCTACCGAACTTCCCTTTCTTGTCTAGTTTTGTTTGTATTACTAATTTGTCAGCATGTAATATATGCTGTGCTAAAAAATCAGAAGCTAGTTTACCTCTGGCTTTTTCATCTAAATCTTTTGTTCGTGACTCTGGCGTGTCGATCCCGTATAGTCTGACACGAGACTTATATACAATGTCAAAGCCTAGGTCTATTTCACAATCAACTGTGTCACCATCAACGATTCTAGTTACACCACACTTATACTCGTACATTATTTTCCTACAGCTTTTTGTGCCTTTTTATGTGCAGCAGTAAAAGTACTACCCTTCATCATAAGGTTCTTCATGTACCTCATGTGCTTTGCACTATGATTTTTAGAATGCCTTTTCATACTTGCCTCTTGTCTTGTAGTAAGAGACTTCTTACGTGTTGGCTTCTTCCTGGTTGTTTTTCTTTTGTACGCCATGCTTTATCTTATCATTCCTCCACGGTAGGGTCTACTTCTTCCCAGCCATACAACTGCCAGGTAAAGTAACCATCTAAATCTTCTGTAGTTAGGCCTTCTGTAAACCAATCAATCATTTGTTGATTAGTAATATCATCTATCTGTATAAAACTTTCTGGTAAAGTTTCAGCACTTTTTAAATGATTGTGGTTTACAACTTTAGATTGTTCTAAAGTTAAAGACTGAGTAGAATCTGCTTGGTCTGTAGCTGTAATAGCAACTGTTATCTCTCTTACTATTAAAGTCCTATCGCTAACACTTTTAGGAGTAGCCTTACAACTAACATAAGCATAAGTGTAATTAAAATTATGTACTGCCATTATGACTCCGAGAACCTGTAAAAAGCATACTCTACATTAGATAAATATCTATAACTCCCATCGCCTTGGGCGTTGATATATAAATAGGTAGGGGTTGTATTATTACTTGTTTTTCTAAAACTAAAACTTAACTGGGCAATAGAATAGGTTTGGGTAAACCTATCTACTCTAGACCAGTATTTACTTGCCCCAGAAGAAAACTGTGCACCGCCTGTAGTTACGATTGGAATTTGATTAGAAGCCCCATTTAAAGAACCACTGTCATAAACAAAATCACTTCTAATATCAAAACTAGACCCAGAACCAAAAGTACCGTCACCAACAACAACCTCTAAGGTCTTTACCTGTCCTGAACCACCAAAAACTCTAACATATCCAGTATAGATTCCAGGTTCTGTACCTATCTCACCAACTCGTTTTACACGCATAGTGTCGTTCATCCAGAACCCTATAGTACTACCACTTACAACACTATGAACTACCGGCAAAGTTAAGTCTGTAACGTCTATTTTATCTGCAGTAATACTGTCAGCATCTATTCTATCTGCATCAATAAAACCTGCTGTTATTTTTTCAGCATTTAAATCAAATATCTTAGCATTTGTAATAGCAGCATCTTTAATTTTGGCGCCTTCAATAGTTGCATTTTGTATCTTAGCGTTTGTAATAGCAGCGTTAGCTATTTTACTATTAGTTACAGCTAGGTCATTTATCTTAGCTTCTTCTACTGCTAGGTCTTGTATTTTAGCTGCAGTAATAGCAGCGTTTTGAATCATAGCGTCTTTCATAAAGACTTGATTGCTACTTACAATAAAAGGTGCAGTAGAAGCACTAGCATCATTCCAGATAGCAAACTTGTCTGCTACAAACTGGACCGCGGACGCCGTACCACCAGCCGAGGCATTCGCTTCTATGACCATGCCAGCTACAGACCCGTTTGCATTTACCTGGAGAACGTACGAAGCAGAAGCATTACCTTCTATATCGGACACGGCGTTAGATAGAGTAGTAACAGATGCTTGTGTAGGGATACCTACAGGACTCCAGGCTGAACCAGTCCATCTGTAAACTTTATCGTCATCATCAGTATCTAACCAAATATCTCCTACAGCAGAAGCGGTAGGTTGGCTAGACTGGGCAAACACGGTAGCTTTAGTGTCATTTACTGTTTCTCTTACTAGGACCCAAGAAGACCCATTCCATCTATATAGTTTATTGTTATCGTCAGAATCTATCCAAAGATCCCCTGTAGCAACTGCGGTAGGTGAGTTGTTGCTTACAAAAGTTTGAGTTTTATTATCTACTGTTGCTGAAAGTTGTGAAATGGCTGTAGACCTAGCTTGGGTTTCATCAGATACTGCTTGTGTTAAATCCGTAATGTCAGATGTATTACCTCCTACAGTTGCTGTTAATAAAGTTAGAGAACTAGAAGTAGAAGTGATTAAAGAATCTCTTATACTTTCCCATGCACTACCATTATATCTATAACGTTGCTCATCATCTGAATCTACCCAATAGTCTCCTAAACTTGAGTCAGAAGCAGAAGGAGCAGTGGACTGATAGAATTGTGCAGGAATAGCATTAACAGACACTGTTAAGTTAGATAAGGCACCGGCTGTTGCTGCCACACCGGTACTAGGATTATTTACAGTAGCTTCAAGGTCGCTGATATCAGACGCATTAGAACTTATATTGGTAGCATTTTGACTTATGTCAGTAGATAACCCGCTAATAGCTGAAGCAACTGTAGTAGAACCAGAGTAGCCTGTTAAGGTATTTTGTAAAGCAGTAATAGCAGTTGAGTTAGAACTAATAGTTGCATCTCTTATGCTTCCCCAAGAGCTACCATTCCATCTATACATTTGGTTATCATCACTATCTACCCATATATCACCAGTAGTTAAACCAGAAGAAGGAGCGGTTGACTGATAATAGTTAGTGGGTATTAAATTTACGTTTGTTTCTAGACTGCTTAAAGCCGATGCAGTTGCCGCTACACCTGTAGTCCCGTCGTTGACTGTATTCTGCAACGCTGTAATAGCTTGAGCGTTTGAGCTAATACCTGCATCTCGTACGGATACCCATTCGCCTGCTTTTATTTCGTCCGCACCTACTGACTCTGCTCTATAGATTTTATTATCATCGTTTGAATCCATCCATATGTCACCTATAGCTAAGGCAGTAGGTATTCCAGCCTGATGAAAAGTAATAGGTTTTAGCGCAACGTTAGAGTTAATAGTATCGATTGCACTTGATACTGCACCTGAACCTGTATAGCCTGACAAAGCATTTTGCAAAGAAGTAATAGAATTAGAGTTAGAGGTTAAAGTTTGCCCTTGCTGTGTTACGGTAGAATCTAAAGTACTGATAGCTCCGGCGTTAACTGCTATACCGCCGTCTCGTACAAGAACCCATTCTCCAGAAGTAACTTGGTCCGCGCCAACAGACTCGGCCCTATAAAGTTTATTACTGTCGTTAGTGTCTATCCATAGGTCTCCTATAGCCAAAGAAGTAGGAGGGTTATCCTGAGCAAAAGTTTTAGTTTTACCATCTACTTCTGTCTCTAAACTACTAAGAGACACATCTAAAGCAGTAACAGAAGCTGCACTTGCTTTAGTGTTTATGGCAGTATTAGCATCTGCTATATCAGTGTCGTTAGAAGTTATCTGTGTTTGCAACCCACTCAAAGCAGTAGCTACAGTGGAGGTACCAGAGTAACCAGCAAGTGTGCTTTCTAGTTCTGTAACGTCACTAGTTATAGTAGTAATATCGTTTTCCGTTGCGCTTACTCTAGTTGTTAAGTTACTTATTGCGTTAGCGTTAGCAGAAATATCAGTTTCAGCATTAGATATAGAAGAATTTAAAGAGGTTATATTTACAGACGTAGAGATATCAGCCGCATCACTTACCCCAGCTACTAATAAAAGGTTACTTGCGTTTTGTGAAATAGAGTTACCGTTAGCTGTAATCTGTGTCTGCAAAGTTGTATCAGAAGATGAAGTAGAACCTGCGGTAGAAGCTGCCCAAGTAGAGCCTGTATAAATAAATATCTCATTACCGTTATCGGTATCAATCCATATATCTCCAGTTTGTAAACTGCTGCTGTCACCCCTAGCAGTTGGTGCGCTAGTAGATCTTATAACCCTTGGTGTGTTAGTGGTTAAATTGTTAACAGCAGTCTGAGCTGCATCTGCTGCCGTATCTATGCCTTCTAGAGTAGATTGTAGACTTAAGGTAACACCATCAATAGTAACATCTATATCACTTAACAAAGTATTAAAGCCTGGCATATTAGAAAGTTCTTCTGATAGCTCAGTCATAACTGCCCCTATGTCTACTGCTGTTTCTGCTTTTACTCCTTCGGTAGCATTAAAAGGTCCAGGCACATCACTAGTAGTAACAAACCTTACCCAGTAGTAATAGGTGCTACCATAGCCAACTTCATCGGTATAAACAAAAGCATTAGTAGTAGAACGTAAAACTGCACCACCTATCTCGTTCGTCTCTGATCTCCAGATCTCTGTGTATGCATGATTACCATAAGTAGCAATATTCCAATCTAGAATGACTGCTGTAAAAACACCCGATGCGCTTAGCCCTGTAGGGGCAGGAGGGGTGGTTAAGTCGCCTGGCCCATCACCAGGCGGAGCTATACCTGTAGAGGTAGTACCGCTGTTAGGGTTAAAAGGATTGTCTTTTAATTCTTTGGCGAGACCAGAGTCTATGAGTTCTCTTATAGTAACAGCCCTATCTCTAGGATCACCTCTTCTACCTAGCCTTACTTCTAAAGCTTCTTTAATAGAATCTAAAGTAGACCTTAGTTCTGGATCAACTCTTGAAGGAACATTTTTTATAGCAGGTACTTTGGTGCCTTTGGTAGCCATTAAATCTGCCTCAATTCATCTATGGATTCTCCAATACATACTTCATTTACTGTTTTAGCGCTTTCTACTTCAATAGCAAAAGAAGTATGAACACTAGCAGGTAAACGTACAAGAGGCTCTGGTATTCCAACCGAACCGAACGAAGGTGTAGTACCAGCTACAGCGTAAGCATTGCCAGATGTAGATATTGTTGCATGGTAAATCACACTACCATCTCCGTACACTTTTAGCGTAACGGGGTAAGCCTCTGCATCTACTTTTAAAAAACCCATACTAGTGGGTCTAGGAGGTACATACTCTTTGGATTTCCAGTTATAAGTAACTGCGGTGCTAGAACCTTGAAACTTTTCTATCTTGTTTGCAATTATTAAATAAAGCTGACTGTCGTCTGGGTCTGTAAAACCGCCACGTATCAAAGCACTTGCATCTAAATCTACTAAAGCGCCATCAACGCCTTCCCTAGGATCAAAGATAAAGCCTCCGTAACCACTACCTGTATCATAGAAACCTACGTACCTGCCTTCCCAAAGAAAACCTGTCATAGTAGCTGGGTAGTAAGAAGCTTGCCATTGGCTAGGTGACAATATGGATTCAGTTAGTATTCGTACGTCTGTGCCCGCAGCTGCCACTAATCCGTCCGGGCCTGCATATATAACAAAAGGACCCATATCAACCATAGAACGTTTGTTCAAACACGCTTGTCCAGCTTCCATACGTATAGCTGTCATAGACTGCGGATCGCTACCTGTAATCAAGTAAGGTGTGCCTTTGGTGCCAACAATAACCCCGTTGCCTGCTACTTCTATACCTACAACTTCTTCTTCAAGTGTTACTCTATATGCAGCGGGCCAGGCGTGTGGTAAAAATGGCTCAGAGAAACAAACACGTTTGCCTGTAAACCCAGCAAAGACACCACCAGGTAAAGCTACTAAACCCTTCATAGGCCCATCTGGGTATAGGCTCGTGTCATCATCTGGGGGCCCGATCCAGTACGTGGACGGGATTAACTCAGCAAGTTCACTGTTTCTAGATGTGTCTGTATAGCTAGTTGTAGCTAAAGTTACTTCTGCTACAAACTGAAAAGCTGTAGTGTTAGAACCTGTGTTCGATCTGTAAATACGTTTTTTACTTAAGTTAAGGTTAGATTTGGAATGAGATGTTTCTAACCCTGTAATAGATACTGACATATTATCATCAGTAGTTATAACAGTTGATGCTGCGGATGGGGGTCCTTCTTCTCCGTAAGCAGATACAAAAGTATAAACATAAGAAGTTTCGTAATCTAAGTCAGCTTCAGAGTTGCCACCTATTTCTACACCATTAGATATAACACTAGAGTTACCACTAGCTGTAGCAGCCTCGGACAGTTCTACTGTAAAAGTAGTTGTAGTTGGCACGGCTTTTACACGATAACTACCATTAATAGCTGTAGCACTTATACCATTAATAGTACTAAACCCTGTTAACTTAACGTGTTCATTAACAGAAAGACTATGAGCTGCAGCAGCCCCACTTGTCTCGGTAGTTATAGTAACAGTAGAAGAGCCATTAGTAGTTGTTAAAAGCCCATCAAAAGTAGTTGCAGCCACCGCAGCTACTGTAGGCGCAGCTGTTGGCGCAGGAATCCCTAACCTATAAGAGTTGTTGGGATATACCGAACCACCAATAATATCGGAACTACGGCCCATTTTTGGAAAGCCACCGTCCCCGGTCCAGTAAGCAGTGTTGTTTGTATCACCAGCAATGGGGCCTAACTCTACATCAACATCATCGTCAAACTGTAGCCAACGTTCTGGGCTATCCGTGTATTTAAATATACTTTGTCTAGAAGAATTAGAGAGAGTTAAAGTGTCTGAGTTGTCTGTAATAGGTACAAGACGTCCACTCTCTAAATTAACATCCGTAGCAGTTTGCGCTAGGTTGTCTTTTAAAAGACGTGGAGATATTCGTGGTGCGAGTCCTCCGAATGTAATAAGTTTAAAATATGCCATACTTTAATCATTATATAGTATTAAGAACCATTTCTTGTAGTTCTCGACTCCTTCTTCCTACTTGTTTAAACCACTTGCTATCTTCCATTTCAACAGCCATTTGTTTCCAATCATGCTCTCTACAAGCTTTTAGCATATTTTTAAACTTAGAAAGTCTGGTGCCTCCTAAATTAAAGCACATATTTACTAAAACATGTTGGATATTTTGAGGTAAATTGTAAAAACCTTCTTCGGTACCAAACACATGAATAGCTTCTGCTAAGTGTTTATTGAAGTCATCTTCATAATAAAGGTCAACAACTTCTTGAGAAACAGGTGTACCTACTTCCCAGTCATACTCTGGGTCACTTGGTTGACATAGATGACCTATCCCTAATGTTTTATAGCCTAAGCTATCTAAATAGATTTCTAATACTTCACCTTCGTGACGTTTAATTTCTGCTTTGCACTTTTCTATGTCCATAGTCTCCCTCTTAGGAGAAAAATCTATCGACGCCTGCAGCCACTGCAATAAGGACATAAAGACCTACTATTAATCTTGTGAATTTAGTATCCATGGCATCGAATTTTCTATCTCCTTTATCTAAACGTTTTTCTATGTTCTCATAGCGAATAGCACACTCACGTTCGTGCGCTTCAAGTTTAGATATAGTTTGTTTAGTTGTTGCCATATGCTAAGTGTACCATATGAAGTATTTTATTGACTAGTTAACAGAAGCATCGTCTTCTGCTTTTACCTCGTCTTCCACTATAATCTGTTTGTCATCCTCGGCAGGTTTTACTTTGTCTTCTTTTAAGATAACTTTTACGTCTTCAGTGATCTTTGCTTGTGCAGCTTGGCTTTTTTTAAGCTGGTAAGCTAACTCATTTATTTCATTCTGAATACGAAACAAAGTATTAAACTCTTGAGCGGCCCTAGGTGTTAGGTCAGAAACGTTGTAATTGTCGCCTTCAAAGTTTAAAGTTTGTGGTTCTTGGGGTTGGTTATTATCCATTTAATTACTCCTTAATTAAGTTAAT